GCGATGGCCTGATCGCGAGGATGGCCAGCCTTGATCATCTCGGAGATGTTGCCCGAGATCGTGGCCTGCGATTTACCTTTCTTCAGCGGCATGGGAACCTCACGAATAGCTGATTGTGACTGCCTGACCGGCCCCCGGAGCGACCACAAGGCCAAGCCCCACCGGCATGTTTACGAAGACCACGCCAACGGTGTTGGGAATAACATAGACTGGATTGGTTGTCGAAGCTGCGGAGTTGGCATCGTAGATATAGCCCACTGCGCTGCCTGCGGTCGTGACGGCGACAGTCGCAATGCGCCCCGCCCCAAGCTGGACAAGGGTTGCAGCAGTCAGACTTCCGCTATTCTGAATGCCTTGAACATTCAGATAGGTCTGCGCCACGCCATTGATGGCCGTGACTACGTTCTTAGCGGCTGTCAAAATGTCAGTTAGCGACGACATCAGAATTTCCCATCCGGCTGGAAGCGATAGCGAATGTTACCAATTCGCCAGAATGACCCAATGTCATTGCTCGAAATGCCGATAGACACCAGCCTGCCCCTGAACCGAGGTGTGACAAACTGAGTGTTTTTGGTGATCTGGAATGGGCCATATGTCAGCGGCGTATCCCCGGGATAGTCCGTGACATAGAACGTCAGATTGACTGTAGCGTTCTGCGTCCCGCCATAATAGCCAAACTTCATATCGGGCCAGACTTGGTCGATAAAGTTCTTCAGATCGGCCTCAGACAACGCGAAATAGCCAGTCTGGAAGCTGGAATTCATCGGCTGGCCATCGGCATCGGTCGAGGTCTCATGCTGATAGATGTACCTTGAGGTCGGATCAGCCCCAATCGGAGGGCCAAGGACCGACTGATCGATCCAAGCCGAGCGCCCCAAAATGCCGAAATCCCAGCACTTCAGATAGGTGTTGTACTTGGCATATGCGTTCACCTCACCGCCGCTGCTCAGCGTTGGGTAATACCAAGTGATCTCGCCAAACCGCGAGTTGACGGCAACCCGGATTTTGTTCGCATTGCTAGTATCGAGGTCTTGGAAGATAACGTCCCAGATGGGGCAGGCCACCGGCTCAACGCCGCTGCCGCCGAGCATGAAAAACTGCGATGCGCCCATCCAGTAGACGATGCCATTGACTGAAGCAGCAGCCTTGCGGCCAATCAGGCCGCAGCCAGTGCCGATCTCGTTGAATGAGTAGACATAGGGCTGGCCAATATACTGCATCGCCCATAGGCCAAGATCGGTCCAGACAAGGCCCTGCTGTGGACCCTGAATGCATCCAACAATCTTAGAGCCCTTGGGAATACGGTAAGAACCAGCTTGATTGGTAACGGTAGCGTACCAGTCGTTGTAGTTGTTTACATCGCACCAGCGGATCAGCAGGCGGTCTTGAATGCCTGAGAAGGTCGAGCCCCAAGCAATAATCTGGCGCTGCGGCATAGCCACAAAGATGCCGTCATTAACCGTGGGGGCCTCGGGGATCACATTCGCGATGGAGCCACCGCTGGTCGGGTCCCAAGTGTAGATCGGCTGGTAAATGGTGTCGTTAACTGGACAGGCGACAAGAACCTGCCCCCAATTGTCTAGCGTCCAGTCATCGGCTGGAATGGGGGTAAAGGATGCCGGAGGCACGTTCGTACCGCCGTATCCATATTGGCCATAATACCCTTCGCCATACCCTGCGCCAACGCCAAGAGCGCCAACGCCGAAGCTATAGACGTAGCGAACATCGCCACCATTGATAGACCCCGTTGTGGTCGAAGTGGCGTAAGTGTTGGCGTTGATCTTGAAGGTGTTGGCATTGGTGACAACGGATACGGTATAGTTACCGTAAAGGACAATCCCGCCAACTGTAGTGGAGACAAGGATCGGATAGGTGTCGCCCACGGAAAACCCATGATTATTAAGGGTCACAGTGACGATATTCGAGTCCAAAGTCACACTAAAGGATGCCACTGCCGCGCTTGTCGATGTCGATGTGGCGGCGAGCGGATTGCCTATAACATCCCGCGAAATGATCTGATACGTTATCGAAGACAGTTCGTAGGTCTGGTAAAACCCGAACAGGATCAGGCCACCAACGCTAACATGCGTCTGGATATACACTGAGTCATAATTGGTGACACCAGTGGTGGAGGCATCAGTTATCGTTACGATGCTGCTGCCAGAGGTCGTGGAGAAGACCGGCGGTTCGTCCTGAATTTTATACTGGGGAGTGATCACCTCTTGGGAGCCATTTGTGATGACGCTCAATTGCGCTGAGGTGGTAATATTCTCAGTACCGACTGCCAGATGGGATTTCGAGTTGGTGTCTTCCCAAGCCCATAGCGCCCGGACAACAGCGGGCATCTGGTTGGGGTAGAACTTGGTCCAGCCGCCCAGCTTTTGAACCAGAGCGCCCTGCACCCGGTCGTAAATGAACCGGATAAGATTAGACGAAGAGAAGCCTGCCTCATTGAGCGCAGGCGTTTCGTTCTGATCAAGTCCCGGGCGGATTTTCAGGCTGGCGTGAGGCATTCAATTTACCTCGTTGGGGTGGCCGCTACAGGGATCGACATCGACGACCAAGCAGAGCCAGTGAACTTCTTGCGCCCTTCTTCCGGAAGCGCCGAGGCGAGAAGCGCCTTGTACTGGGCTTCGTAGCTCTGGGCCATGGCCGGATCGTCGCTCATGCGGCCAAAGTTGCGCTGATAGGCGCTGATATAGACCAAGCTGGCCATCATCAGGAGGTCCGGATAGTAAGTGCTGATATACGTTGTCGAGGTGTTCGACGTATTGGTGCCAGCAAACTTGTAGAGCGATGGGGTGCGGATCGTGCCGGTCAAGTTCACGGTGTACTGGACATCCGGGTATGGCCCAATCAGCAGGTAATTGTAGACGTTACCACCAGAGGCGTAGTCACCGCCATAGACGGCAAAATACTTCGGAATGCCCGTTGCGGTGGAGTCCGAATACATGTTCTGGATGAATTCCTTGGTGGTCGGCAGAACCGGTGTGGGCACACCATTTACCACCACATTGACAGTTTGAACCGTCAGAAGATCATCAACATCCAAATTGATTGTATTGGTGCCGGTCGGCAGCAGGTAAGGAAAGGTGGTCTGAGAGGCCAGCAAGTCCAAATCGCGCTGAATGCGGAGCTCAGCGTAATTGAGCATCTGCGGAATAATCTCCACAAATGCCGTGTCTGTCGGGCTAACGACTGCCATCGTCGCGACCTGCGTAACGTATGAGTCGTAGGTCAGAGGGTTAGTGTTGGGATTTGCCATAGCCACCCACAATCTTGGTTCAGACTGCGGAGTAACAAAAAAACGCGCCCTAGGCTATAGCGTTATTCCCCACGAAGACTGTCTTCAATCATCCGCAAATTGTTCTTGAGGCGCTCATCGTCTGGCGACTTCTCCAGAGCCAGTTTTGCTTGCTGCAAGGACGCATCTTTCATGCCCAAATAATACGCCGCGATGCTGGCATAGTCGTGTGGCATTGCGCCCCAGACCTCAGGGTCTACGGTATAGACCCACTCACGATGCTCAATGGCAAGAGCCGACATTGCTGCGCCGTAGCACTCGGCCCAGTGCTGTCGCTGGTAGGTCAGCTTGGCGATTTCACACCAAGGCTCTCTTGTGTAAGGAGCTTCGATGACCCCGAGTCTTGCAGACTTGATGGCGCTATCCCAGTCCCCAAGCTCGTTGTAGCATCGGGCCATGACCCGGTAGGCGTAGCATCGCTCGTTTGCCCAGTCTGCCCCGGGGAGGGAGAGGTATCGACGGCACTCTTCAATGGAGCGCTCCCAAAGGCCGTGGAAAGAAAGCTCGCGAGCATAATAGAAGGCATTCCTTGGGTCATGTGGGTCCTCCTTTACGGACATTTCCAGAAGATGAAGATACTGGCCACGGCTCTTGGTTGGGTCTGGCTTATGGACCACCATCAGCATGTCAGTGTCAGCATACTGCTCATCGATTAGATAGGGAATCGGATATTCATGGCACGGGTGAACGAACCTATACCCATGACGCGCAAAAATCTTCTCGTACTTGAAGACGATGCCCGCTCCCCAGTCGAAGCCATAACGTAGCCGGGTAGTGCTTTCAGTCCAGACGCGCTCAATTTCCTCACGCCACCCCGGTTGAAGCTCCTCGTCAAGATCAAGGCTGACAACCACATCAATGTCTTTGGGAAGAAGGGCGAGCGCCGCATTACGCGCATCATCAAACCGCCATGGCGTGATGCAAATTTCATGAACAATCGCCCCGCACTTTTTGGCGATCTTGACTGTGTCATCTGTAGAGCCGGTATCGGCAATATAAATGGCATCAGCATCTTTGGCGGAGTTGCAGAACCGCTTGACAAACATAGCTTCATTTTTGCTGATGGCGCTGATCGCAATCTTCATTATCTGCCCCTAGCCCATTTACCAAAATATTGTTCTTCAGCCCTTTTTCTGGCTGCTACTGCGCTTTCTTTATCCCGCCATCGGCCAAGATTAATGTTCTTACCGCCGACTTTGATCGCAGCCTTCCAGCGCCCAGCCCAAGTATCAAAATGGACCCCGCTAACCCCGCTTGTATTGCGCGAAGAGAGCTTTAGGTTCTTACCATTTTGAGAGTTCGTCGCTTCTCTAAGATTGGCAATGCGATTATCGGTTTTGTCGCCGTTGATGTGATCGATCTGATCTGAGGGCCATTCGCCGTGGAATAGCGCCCAACAAAGCCGGTGCGCCAAATAGCGCTTGGGGCCGACTACAACCCCAATATATCCCGTGCTTAGTTTGGTGCCAGCAGGCTTCTTCTTGATGCGCCCCTTACCCTTAGCTTCCCAAAACAAGGAGCCGCTTTCGGGGTCATAGCGAAGAAGCTTTTTGAGCTCACTGACATTCATGGACTACGGTTGCCATGAATATCAATGAGTGTCAATCAATCCTCTGCCGGAGGAGCCCAAGGCAGCGGAGGTGAAACTACTTCAGGGTCAACCTGATTGGTCACAGTGGCCTCGTACTGGTTTACCAAGGCGGTTCCAAGCGCAGTCTTGGTCCAGCCCAGCACCTGATCTTCGGTCAGGTCAGCATAGGGCGTAAAGGGTGCGGTTGGGTCTACTGCAACATCCTGCTGACCCTGCGTGTAGGCAGTCGATCCGTTATCAGGATTGAAGGCAACCAGAGTCCAGTTAACCTTGAACACCACGTTCTGATATTGGCCAAGCTTGGCGAAGCAATCCATCGATTCAACGCCCCAAGTCAAAGAAACGGCCATTATTGCTCTCCTTAGTAAATCGGCAGCGCCGCAGTCGGCGGGGTGAAGTTGGCGGTGTAACGGGCGTAGCCGCGTGTGATACGCAGGTCGTCGATGTAGCCGTTAAGGTCATCGGTAACCGTATGCGTCCTGCCGATCTGTAGCGTGGTTGCAGCGTCAGTGAAGTTGGCAACACCCGTAGCCTGCCCAACCTGAGTGCCATTCAAGTAGACCGTAATCGTGCTACCGTTCCGCACTGCTGCAACGTGGTACCAAGTGCCAGTAGACATCGTGGAAACCGTGCTGTCGAAATACAGGTCATTCCCGCGAAGGAACCTGATCGAAGTTGCCGAGCGGACTTGCAGCAGCCACCCAGAGGCAGTACCAGAAACTGCGTACCTAGAGGCAAGCCCAAAAGGCGCGGCAAAGCTATTTGCGTTAAACCAGCACTCAATGGTGAAGTTGCCGCCACCAAGGTCGAATACCGGGCTGCTCGGCGCGACAAGGTAATCCCCGCTGCCATCGAAGTACGCCGAAGTCGGACCATACTTGGCCTGCGCACTGCTGACCTGCGCATTGCCGACCGTCTCCAGATTGTTCTGCATCGACGCATCGAAGATGCCAGCGTTTGTGAAGTTGCAGAGCAGTCCAGTTCCGCTGATGGCGGTCAGCGGGGCTGTAGGCGGGGTAAACGCTGCGGTGTATACTGCGGTACCTTTGACGATGCGCAGGTTCGACAAATAGCCGGTGAACGCGCCATCGGCATAAGCGGGCTGCGGCAAGCCAATGCTCAGCAGCGTGGTGTTCGTAAAATTAAAGCTGACACCCGTCCCCGTGGCAACCACCGTGCCGTCCAAAAACAGCCGCATGGTGCTGCCCGAACGTGTCATGGCGATGTGGTGCCATGTGTTGGTCGTCATCGATCCGTAACCGGCGTAGACATCACCGTTGTTGGTGTTGTTGGGGTAAATCCAACCAAACCCAGTGCCGTTGATGTTCTGGGAGATGCGGATTTCCTGCCCGCCGCCACTGGTCCCCATCGTAAAGAAGGGGGTCCAGTTGTTATTCGGAGCAGTCGTGGCAAAGGCCCAAAACTCAATGGTGAAGTCACTGGTCCCGAAGGCGAGCGCGGATGAGGAGTAGCTTGAGATGCTCAGGCCATCCCCACTGCCGTCAAAGTATCCGCTACCAACTACCGCACCCCTATCGTACCCCGGAGGAGCAAGGATAAAGGGGCTGAAGGCAGCTACGCTGGGCGAACCTGTGGCCGTGATCGCAAGAGCGTTAGTGCTGTTGTCTTTGAAGCGGTTACTCTGGCAGGTAAGCAGCGATGTGCCGCTGATTGCGGTGAGCGGTGCCTGCGGAGGCGTGAAGGCTGCGGTATAGAGTGCCGTGCCGTTTACCGAGCGAATGTTCGACAGGTAGCCAATAAAGTTATTAACGCCGGGACCAACACCATCAGTGCCGATTATCGGGCGAGAAGCGCCCATAAGCCAGTTATTTGTATCGGTGTATGTGCTGCCTTGCTGAACGCCGTTGAGGAACAGTTTGGTACTGGTTCCAGACCGGCATAGTGCAAAGTGGTTCCAGACGTTGAGTGAAACCACATTGGTGCTTTTAATCTGATCCGCGCTATTTGCGTACAGAGATAGGTAGCCGTTAAGGTCTACATAGATCACCTGATACGCGCCGTTGGTACCGGACGGACGGCAGTCATACATGATGCGCGTCGAGCCAATCGACGGCATGTTGAACCAGCCCTCAACCGTAAAATCGCCCGTTCCGGGGGCAGTTGCCGTCGCAGACGATAGATAGTTACTGCCGTTGAGATAGTTCGACCACAGCGTCCCATATGGAGTGAACGCCCCCTGTGTCGTGTTACCGCTTCGCGTAAGCGTGAAGTTGTTGCCGCTACTGTCGAGGAATGTGTTGTTTTGCTGGGCATTGGTCGCAGTGGTGCCAAGCAGAAAGGACACATACGACCAGTAGGGGTCAGCCGAGGCTGAAGGCCAGAGCCCTTGCTTGTTCCAGTAGGCCATCTCCGGCAGCGTCCAAATGCCGGGTGCGCTCGCAGTCGGAGCAGCGCCGCCCGGAGTGACCGGGTTTCGGGTGATCAGTCGTCCGGGCCAGCGGCTCATGTTATGCGCCCTCCTCTGGCGGCTGCGGCTCTACCAATACCCACGAAAGCGTTGCCTCATCCCACATATATAGCTTGCCATCAGTTGGATAGGGGACGGGCGCTTCCCATAGGCAAGTCTCGGTGTTGAGAAGCCAAGAAGGGTACGGCTGCGGAGGAATGAAAGCGTCGAGTGCTAGGTCGTAGATATATCCGATACCGGCATAGTTCTTGCGCAAGCCCGGTCCATCAGGCTTACCATCGGGGCCATAATGAACGCCACCGCGAGTATTGTACGAGGTCTGAATCCACAGCGATGGGTCACCGAACATGCCGGTGTTAACCTCATCCTGCGAGATGACCAGCACATCGGTGACAAAGCCACCCTCTACTTTCGCAAAGTGCGCCATTACGCCGTGTAGCTCCCCGACGAAGTGAACTTGATAATTGTGTTTGAGCCACTGGTTGTAACAGTAGGCGAGCCTGTCGTCACGCCCGAGTAATTAGCCGTTGGTACAGACAGGATGACCACGCCAGAGCCGCCAGAACCTGAGACGCTATTAGAACCACCGCCGCCACCGCCGCCGGTATTTACTGTGCCGGATGTTGGATACGAAATAGTGAAGCTACCACCTGTACCGCCACCACCTGCGCCACCAGCGCCACCCGGTTGGCCGTTAGTAGTGGATGCGCCGCCCCCGCCCGCATAGGTAACTGAGGTTCCTGTAATTGATGAACTGGCACCGCTTCCGCCAATGCCCGGATATGGATCGGACACAGAGATACCAGCCGCACCAGCACCACCGCCGCCGCCGCCGCCAGCGCCGCCGCCGGAATAAGTACCGCCGTTACCGCCATTATTACCTTGGCCAGCAATACCCGCAGCACCGGCCCCAAGCCACCCACCGCCACCGCCGGAACCCCCGCTCTTGGCATCGCCAAAAGTGGCACCGCTGCCCCCACCACCAGTAGCGGTAACGGACCCAAATACACTGTTTGAACCGCTACTACCCGCACCGCCGACAACACCAGCGCCACCAGCGCCGACAGTTACGGTGTAGGTGGTTCCCATTGAAATAGAAGTAGAGCCGGTGAGCATGCCACCGCCGCCACCACCACCACCAGCGTCACTAGACTGACCGGCACCGCCGCCGCCAGCAACGACCAGATAGCTGACCGTGTACGCGGGTCCGGGCCAAGAATTTGCGCCCTTCGCCTGCAACTGCTGGTCCAAGTCCCACACACCAACCGCAGCACTACCAGTCGGCTGCGTTCCGTTGGCTGTAATAAAGCCGCCAAGATACCGCTTAATGGGCATGGCGGTCCTTTACGCGATGACTTCGTAGCTGATGCTGTAAGTGATGCCGCTGGCCGTACCGGAGGTCACGGTGATCGAGGTGCCTTCCATCAGGTAAAGCTGGGTCGTCTTGTCCACGACGATCAGCGATGCAGCCGCCGGAACCGATACCGTCGAGACGATGGGATAGGCCGTACCGCCAGATGGCGCAGAGCCCTGAGCAACAGCCCCGTTGGTGTAGATCGATACGGTCGCATTCACAGCCGAAGAGCCGTTGACGTTAGCCGCCACGATCTGGTTGATGCGAAACACCTGACCCGAGGACGCAGCGTTTGGCAGCAGCACAACCGCAGAGGTCCCCGAAGGCGTGAGATATGTGGTGTTGCCGGTAAGGGTAGTTAGCGCGGCGATATTCGGGTTGGCCATCGGTTACTCCTCAATTGCAGGTGCCGCCCACGGCAGCGGTGGCGTTACCACAGGCGGATCGATCTGATCTGCGATTTGCTGGGCTACGTTTGCCTCATAAGCCGCAACCTGCTCTGCGCCCATCGCATCCTGAACCCAGCCAATGACCTGCGCTTCAGTCAGGTCGGCATAAGGAGTGAACGGCTCATCCGGATTGAGGGTAACGGCCTGTGAACCATAAACGCCGCCCGTGTAGGTGCCGTCCGTGCCCGTCAGGGTCCAATGGACATTGAAGACAACGTCAGTTTCACCATCCGCTTCCGGGTAGGCATCCATCTGAACAACGGCCCAAGTGTTGGTGATAGCCATAAGTAACTCCTAAAAACCTAGGATCATTGAAAGCGCGGTGGCCTTTGCCTGCGTTACACCGGTTGCAGGAGCATTCTGCCAAGTGGGGGCAGAGCCGGAGCCATTCGAGGTGAGGATTTGGCCGCTGGTGCCGTAGTTTGTGCCGGAGAGGCCGATCTGACCGGCGGGACCGATGCGGAAGCGCTCGGAGCCAGCGGTGATAAACTGGTGGCTCCCCGTCGCGCTACGAACCGCGTACTGAATACTGCCGCTAAGCGTGGGCGATGCAATGCTAAGATTGTTGGCCGATGACAGCGAAATCACACTCTCGGCGGTACCGGCGTTGTCCTTAAAGTTCACACCGAAGGTATTGTCGAGTTGGATGCTACCAGACCCGACTGTCAGCTTAGCTCCTGCACTTGTCGTGCCCACCAGCAGGTTGCCGCTGCTATCGATGCGCATAGCCTCAGACCAAGCGACAGTCGCTCCCGCAGTTCCTGAAGCTGCGTAAGACCAAATATGGGGAGCGGTTGTAATGCCAACTTGGTAGCGAGCGGCGGCACCCGTGGTCGTGTAAACCCAGTTAGTGCCGTTCTGGTATGAGTTGCCGACAGTCGTGATGCCATTGACGCTATTCCCAGAAAGGAAGAACGTCGAAGAGCCGTAACCTTCAATGCCCTTGAAGTTCGCGCCCCAAGCCTGTGGTGTGGCGTTGATGCCGAGGTTGCCCGCAAGATAGTTATCTGCCGTCCCCGCCATGTACAAGTTCCAACGCCCCGTGCCGGAGGCAATCGCGCCGTAGAAACCGTAGTTGTTGGTCGCGCCGGTCAGCGTGGACTGGGCGAAGAAGCCGACTTGCGTCGTAACCGTGGAGCCAGCGCCAATGGTGTTCTGAGACGCGCTATAATGCGTCAGAGAACCAAGCGTGAATGCTGCTGCCGCAGTCGTTGGGAACGTGCTGAACAACTGCGCCGAGGTGGTCACATCGGACTGCACGGCTTGGTTGTTGTAGACACCAAGACCGTTGACCGCGCCGGTCAGGTTCTTGCCGATGCGCAGGGTAGTACCAGTAGACGCGGTTGCGCCTATACCGACCTGACCGCTGCTGTCGATGCGCATCCGCTCGGAGCCGTTGGTGTACAGCGCCAAGGGGTTTGCACCGCTCACTTGAAGGTATCCGAGGGACGCGCTTGTCCCGATATTCGTGACGAAGGAGCCGTTGCCGAGGGTGAGTTGAGCCGTCGTTCCTTGGATCGTGACCTGACGATCTGTTGCGCTGCCGCCCGGCGAGGTAGTGCCGATACCAAGGTTGCCGCTGGCATCAAGGCGCATCTTCTCGGTGCCGCCAATCGACGTTGTGACGATAGAACCGTTAATGTCCAATGGCTGGTACGAGGCTGCGCCAGTACCATCTACGCCTTCGATCCTAGAAGTGTTAGTATTGAATGCGAAGCGAACGCCCTTCGTAGTACCAGAAATCAAAGCGTTAGTAGTATCGCTGCCAATCACAGTAAGGCGATAGCCCGGTATAGCCGTTCCAATCCCGACATTCGTGCCATCAAACACAAAATTGGCGGAACCGGCGAAAGAGCCGCTGCTGTTATACTGGACCTGCGTATTGGAGCCGCCAATTGCGGGTGTCGCACCGGTAGGACCAGTAGCGCCAGTGGGGCCAGTGGCACCAGTAGGGCCGGTAGGACCAGCAATACCCGTTGGGCCGGTGGGCCCAAGCTGGGTGTACATGACCTGCGTGGCGGTAAAGATAACGCCCGGAATGGAAGGCGAAACCGGAGTTGTGCCAGCAGGAACAGATTGGATCGAAACCTGAGTGTCTGTAGTAGCCCAGATCATCTCGATATAATCTGCGGCTGCGACCTTGACGACAAAATTAACGGTCATGAGGCCGTAGCCATCAACCCCGCCGTGCTTTTGCTGGATGCTGAGGCGCGTGTCGCTATCCGGAATGTCTCCGGTGCTGCCGCTGTCGTTTTTGCGCAGCCAGACGTTTACGTCATGGATTTGCGTGTCAGTGTTAACAAACTGGATCGAGAATGTCAGGCTATAGACACCTGCATAAGCGAAGGTGATCCGACTGCCAGAGGCAACGCTAACCCCGTTGTTGTCGGGGTCCGCGCTATTCAGCGTGACTGAGTAGGCGGTATTAGCAGCAGCGGCGGTCTGGTCCGTAGTGTCCCAGAACGAACCCCAATAACCCAAGGCACCACCAGCACCAGTCGCACCTGTAGCGCCAGTCGGACCAGTCGGGCCAATCAGGCCCTGAGCACCAGTGGGACCAGTAGCACCAGTCGGGCCCTGAATACCCTGAGCGCCTGTCGGACCAGTGGCCCCAACTGCACCAGTGGGGCCAGTCGGACCGGTGGCACCAGTGTCACCCTTCGCGCCGCTAATATTGACGGTCCAGCTATTGAGCGTCCCAGTGCCCTGAGTCCCGGTGACATCGACCACCATAGCGCCAGTGGTGCTGTTGTAGGACGAAACCGAGCCAGTCATGTAATATGACGGGCTGTAGGCGATGATAACGCTCTGGCCGACCGAGTAAGACAAGCCAGTGCCGACAGTCAGAGACTGCAAGCCAACGCCAATGGTCAGCGAGGTCGTGCTGGTCGTAAGGTATTGGTCACCGGCAATCCCGGTCGGACCAGTCGGACCAGTAGCGCCAGTCGGACCAGCAACAGTCGATGCAGCGCCAGTAGGGCCGGTCGGACCAGTCGGGCCAGTAACACCAGTCGGGCCAGTGATGCCCTGCGCGCCCTGAGCGCCAGTGGGACCAGTCGGACCAGTAGCGCCGGTAGGGCCCGTAATGCCGGTGGGACCGGTCGGGCCAACATTACCAGCAGCACCTTGGTTGCCGGTGGGACCGGTAGCGCCAGTCGGACCGGTAGGACCGGGTCCGCCCTGTGCGCCGGTAGGCCCAGTCGGGCCAGCCTGAAGACCAGCAATGTCAGCGGCAGTGGTGCGGCGAGAAGTGCCCGCCTGAACGATCTCAAGCTGCTCGGTGCCATCCAGCGATGTGGCGAGGGGAAGCTGTGGGATCGTTGTGTTGGACATCTCTACACACCCGTTTGTGGCAACTGATCAAAACCATATGGCAAACCAATATTGGCGGTGACCATAAGGGTAGTGCCAGTCAAAAGCGCTCCAGCCGGTATAGCTACATTCGTCTGATAGGTAAATGCAGTCGCTGTAGTGACCGTAATACTATACGCGCCGGTAGCATCCGGATTACTCAGGCCCTCAACGACAATCTGATCATTGGTCGAAAGGCCATGCGCAGAGGCAAAAGTGACCGTGATTTGGTCGCTGCCAAGCGAAGAAACGGACAGAGGATAGAGCTTCACTCTGTAATGAGTTGTGCCCTCAAGTGGCATAACTGCGCTCTGATCGATGCCAGCAGGCTCCCCAATCGGCTGGGTCAGCAAGTTCTGACCGTTCTGCGCCGACAAAGTGGTAGTGCCCGGGATCGGAATGCCAGTAATAGGATCAATCGTCGGAGGCGCTGTGATTGTCTGGTAATTGGTCTCAGCCTGCACAAAGTCCTGAGTACGGGGCTGATCAATCGGCACAGGGTCAGCAGGCACAACAATAGCGCGAAGCTGCTCCTGAGGCGTATCCATGCAGGTATCGCAGACCAGAATGCGGACGTTCTGGAGCGCTGCCCCACGCCAGTCATACTGCCAGTTCAGATTAACCCGGTTATAGCGAAAGCCACACCGATCACAGATGGCGTGTGCCTGAGGGTTGCTTGAACTGGTTCTGGCCCTGCCAGCGATGGATGCATAAGCCACGACTACGGCCTGTAATAACCAGAGATGGTCGGTGAGATGTACTGCTGCGCAGTTTCGACGTTCTGGGCGGCAGCAATCGCATAGGCTTCATCGGCCAGCGGCTTGAGCATCGTGACCTTATCGGGTGCCCAAATCAGAGCCAGACGCTGCGCCAGACCGAAGGCAAAAGCCTCCATGAAGTAGATCGGCAGGCTCAATGTCTGGCCGCTTGTGAAGTTAGCGTCCTCGATCTGGGTTACCTGATAATAGTCCAGAGAGGTCTGTGTGCCATCTGGAACAGGCCAGAGCGTCACAGTGCCGCTGAGCAGACGGTCTTGCCAATAGGTGGTTGGGAAGCCCTGCTGCTCCTTATTGGGATAAGAAGCGTATTCCGTGCGGCTGATCGGCAGGATCAGGCGGTCAATCGAATTGCCAGCACCATCTGTCGTGGAGATGTATGTGTCCAGCATGACGATATTGTTGGCTGGCAGGTTGTAAGTCGCCTGACCAGCCACAAGCGGGATGCTGTTCTTGGTCACAGTCCACAGGTTTACGCCTTGGCTGCTCCAGCGCCCCAAAAGCAGGTTTGCCGCCATGCGGGCGGATTCCATATGCTCTTGGAGCAGGGCAGTATTGCGGATGCCGCAAAGATTGAAGGCGTAAAGCGTCAACTCGCCAAGCGAGGGATTGTAATTGTAAGTCCCGCTTGTGGTCATGGGATTGGCCCCTTAGTCGCCTGCGCCGGTCTGAAGCACCGTCATCACAACCGAGCCAGCGCCGCTATTCTGGACCAGCTTAACAGCAGTCACCGGATAGTCCACATACGCTGAAAGAGTAGCGGTCTTGGTGGCGAGCGCCGTGATGTCATACCAAGTGCCGCTTGAAGGCGTGTAGCCCGGTGCGAGCACGTTATCCAAAGTGTACTGGACCGTGTAGTTGACGGTGCCGGTCACAGCGCAGCCAATCGAGGTCTGGAACTGAGTGGCAAACGTGTCGAGGGCGACGATGCTGCTGGTCTTCGCACCGCCACTGGCATCAGAGGTCGAACGAGTAATGGGATACATGGTTTAGTCCTTCCCTTTGCGGGCCACTGCCGCATTGTCTACCAGATTGGGATAAGGTCTACCAGCGGCCCTAGCCCGTGCCTTCGCCTGCTGCTCCTGCTTGTGGCTCAGGTGTTTCGTTTCGTGGCCTTTAGGGAGGCCCTTGTCCCAGAATTCTTTTGCCATGTTAGCACTTAACGTCCCAGCGTTTAAGGGCCAAATTGATCCGGCTATTGGGATCATGAGCGGTTTTAGCTGAAGTCAGCTTTTCCTTCATGCCGCACATCCGGGTACGGAAATTCTCGCGGCGCTGAGCGGCTTCGGGGCTACGCCGAGCCTCTTCAGCGGTAACGGGGCGCTTAATGTCATGCCCCTGAGCGCGCAGCGAAGCGCGGCCCTTTTCATTCAGCCCACCCTTTGCGGACTGACCTTCTTTGCGCTGCCAAGCATCAGACATACGATCCTCCATGGCAAAACGGGGGCCGTTAAGCCCCCGTCCGCTTGGTTAAGACTTAGCCGAAGGCTCAGTCCATCCCCGTTTCAACCTTGTGCCCCTTCGGCGGAGTGCCGTGACGAGCCGAGGTGAACGGGTTGGCATCCGAGGTAGCGCGACCACCGCTCTTGCGGGGCTTGCGGCCCGCATGGCACATCGCGTCCTTGCCCTTCACCTTACCGCCGCTCTTACGCTTCTCGGCTTCGTCATTGACGTTGCTCTGGAAGGTGTAACGGAGGTTCTTGCGGCCAAGGTCTTCGGCTGCCTGATTAACGCCACCAGTGGCGCGAGTCTTACGTCCCTTCATAGCGAATATCCTTTACGCCGTGAGGTTGTTGGACTGGATATAGGTGACGGTGAGAACACCGACCCCGCTACCCGTGTTGGTAGAGGTTACCTTGACCTGAATGTCGGTGGTGCCGACATCCTTCCAGTTCGCGATAGCCGCATCCACAGTGCCCGGATTGGCCGAGACCACGCCCTTAGTGCCGCCAGCAACAGCGCCAGCAGCGGTCAGAGCCGTTGCCGAAGCGGTAGTGCCGATACCGAGGGTCGAGGCAGCGCCAGTCCAAGCAGTCGTCACCAGAAGGGTGATGCTGAGGATTTGACTGCCAGCCGGGATCACGATGCTGGTCGTATAGACACCAGCAGAGCCCACGTTGGTGGCCTGCGTGATGGCTTCCGACTGCGCCATGACAGCGAAGCCGACATTAGCGATACCGCTGCTGCCGCCTTCACCAGCGAGGACACCGCTGCCATCGCTCTGGAGGACGTTGCCCGCCTTAATCGGTCCGGTAAAAGTAGTTTCTGCCATTTGCAGTCTCCTTTATGGATGCCCCTCCCCCGAAGGAGAGGGGCTACCGATTATTACGAAGTCGGGAACGAACCGTAGATCGAACGCCAGTTGTAGTAGCCGAAGCTGTAACGCTCGTAGCCCTTAACCAGCAGGTTGTCGGTGACGAAGTCAACCTGCATGTCGGTTTCGAACTTGACGCGCTCCATGTACGACAGACCGTCGATGTTGGTCAGCAGGAACCAAGCATACGCCGAGGTCAGGAAGTCGTTGACCATGTAGCCTTCCGGCAGACCGCCTGCGGTCGAGAGGATGGCGTTAACGTCATTGTCTGCCGTACCCGGGCGCAGTTCCGTCTTCGTCAGACGGATAGCAACCGGTTCAAGCTGCGGCGGAACGATCAGCTTACGACCACGGGCGAACACCTTCAGACCGGCCTGATCCTTGAAGTTCGTGCGGATCGAGATCATCCCGTTCAGCAGCGTGGCTTCGTTAAGGTCAACGTCAGTCGTCGGCTTGTTGGCAACCGTGCCACCGTCAATCGGGTGCGAAGTCGAGCACAGGGCCACGCCGTCACCGCCAATGTTGGCGTTGTAGGTGGTAGCCGTGTTCAGGATGTTCGCGCCGTAGATTTCCTTGGTCTGCTGGAACGATTCGATCAGACCGAGGTTCGACGGGTGGAACTGCGTCTTGTACAGGTTGTCGTCAATGGCCTTGCGCGTGATGGCATAGCCGAGCGCAATTTCATTGTGTTCCTGATTGTAGACGTAGCGTTCACCAGCATTGTTGTCGAAGCTGGTCTGGCCACCTTCGGTCTTAAGCTGGGCGAGACCGAGGTAACGCATTTCAGCGGTACGCTCGAGCGCCAGCTTCGAGTCATGCTTGGTGAAAATCTTGTCGTACTGAGACGGAATCATCTCGTACTTGCCTTCAACCCCACGCAGGCCGGGGAGCAGAAGGTCCTTAATTGCTGAAAGATTAACAGCCATGGTCCCTTACTCCTTAAATGCCGGTCAGGGTCTTGGTGCTGACGTTGTTGAACGCCACAACCGCGAGGTTGTAAGCGCCAGCTTCAGTACCATTCGAACCCGGAGGCGAAGTGACAAGGCCGACAACCTTGAACGGCAGGGTAGCCGTAGTGGTCGGGGTCACGGTGATGTCGATGTAAGCGCCCGAAACACCGCTCATGGTGTTGGGGGTGCCGTAGGCGAACTGGACGTTGGCACCGATATCGGTGGCAGCCAGACCGGTCGAGGACGAACCACCAACCTGAGCGACGAACTTAGCGTTTGGATCGTTCACATAGTAGACTTCAACCGTGTTGGTCGAAGCAACGTCCGCAGCGCCCCAGAAGTTCGACCAAACGGTACGCTTCTGAGAGACCGAGAGGTACTTACAACCGACGAAGACACCGGCAAGGATGCCGGTACCCGGGGTGGTCGGGTATACAGAACCATCAGCATTCTGGAAAATGGGGTCGCCAAAGTACATGGCGGCAGTGTTGTAGGCGCAAAAACCCGCAACCTGTTCATAGGTCGGGGACGAACCTGTACCGCTGTACTGGCGGAATCCGAAAGGCGCAAAAGTATTCGCCATGACGGGTCTCCTTTGGGAAAGCCATCATCGCACACCGGGGCGACTAAGACTAGAAAAGGTCAAAACCTCCACGCCGGGGGAGGTTGAAACAGACAATGCCTACTTTTTCTAGAAAATGTCAACCGGCAAATAAAAAGGGCGGCATTTAGCCGCCCCTTTCATCCAATTTCCCTTAATCGGGTATCGGCATTGCCTCGTAAGACTTGCGCACCTTGACCAGCGACTGGTCCTTATTTGTGCGCTCAAACTGACCGCCTTCTGCCGAATTAAGCTGTGCTTCCTTCTGGCGAACCTGCAAGCGGGCCTTGCGCAGTTCAGCGTTGCGAGCATCTTCCGTAATTTCGAGCGGACGCTCCATCAGGATCATGCCCTTGCGCTCGATGAACGGATAATCACCGCCCATCGGCATGTAAGACGGGTGACGCGAGGTCGGCACCGGTTCCCAACCAGCGCGGGCCAGAGCGACCTGATATGCCGGGTCTTCAGCGCCAAGCACCGTGCGGCGCTTCCATTCGTAGGACCAGCCCTCCGGAATGTCGGCAGGATCGATGTAGAATTCGTCTACACCATCGTCCATGTCGCCATTGTGGTGATCGCGGAGTTCCGCAGCACGGCGAGCAGCGCGGGCGCGAGGGTCTTCTTCTCGCATGATGGGGCGCATTTCCGGACGCGAAGGCGCGACAGGAGCAGGCTCAAAAGCTTCTTCAAGGGCATGTGCGCTCTGCTCATTAAGCGCTGCGGCGGTCTGGATCGACTCCTCGACTGCCTGCTTAACCTTGGGCGGGCGACCACGCTTTTTCGGGGTATTGGTAGGTGTCATAGTAATATCTCCTCAATCAGTTCATTCGACCTTCTTTTTTCAGGGCGAGCTTGTTGCGGCCATATTCCTCAGGGGTCATCCCCATCATGCTGGCCATTTCACGCTCCTCTGCGGTCAGAGTTACGCGATTGGGGCGGGTGCCAGTGCCCGTGCCACTGCGGGACACAGGTGCTGCCGGAGGCGCAGAACGGCGCTGCAAGGGCTTTGCCGCAGCAGACGTAGCGTCTTCATGGTCTTCGCGGCTGCGGATGCGCAGGGTGCTCTCAATCGACGCAAAATAATCGTCGGTATCCGGGTCAATCCCATCAGCCACCGCGAGATTATGAGCAGCCAGCATCTTCTGATAGAGCCGATTGTCGGTCGCAAACTGCGGATTGCGGCGCACCCAGTCAGCCGAGCGCGGCGAAAGCTGCGAAGCAAGCGCCTCAACGGGGTCAGCCGTATAGGGGCGCGGAGCCTCATGGCGCGGAGCAGCTTCCAGAGCCTGCTTGCCCTGCTCAAGCTGAAGCAGCTTGGCAGCGTTTGCCGACATTTCAGACTGGATTTCGGCTGCGGTGTCATAGTCGCCAGCCGACATCGCATCGCGATAGTTGGCCTTCAGGATCGATTGGGTCTGATTGACCGTCTCAATCGCGTTGGTGACCAGATGCAGGTTGCTGTCCTGCGCCTCAGCCTGCGCCTGATAGGCGGTCTGAGCAGCTTCATTTGCACGGCGCTCAGCCTCTGCGCGGGCCTGACGCTCGCGCTCAAGCTGCTCCTTGAGGGTCTCAAGGCTGTTATCGACCGGGTCCTTATTCTCAGGCTCCTCGTCGGTCTTCTCAACAACGACTACCGGCTCCTCACCAGCAGGCTCTTCGGTCAGTTCGATCTCAATAGGATCATCATTATTGTCATCGATATTCATAGATACCTCCTTACCAAACCATGTCGGGGTGCGGGATTTTACCGCGAACTGCTGTATCCTTCAGTGCGCGGCAGAGTACGCCATTCACAGTCTGGCTCCAACCGTCCGAGGGACGATAAACGATCCAGTCGTGCAGCTTGACATCCATGTCGCGGAACCAGTTGCCATTCGGATCGTCAAAGGCTTCCGGACCAACCTTGACCACAAGGCCAACCTTGCTCTGGTGACGGTCTTCGTCGCGATGGCTGTCAGGGAGATAGATGCCGCTGGCGGTCTTTTCGGGGCGAATATAGACGGCAACTACAATCTCGTTGTGGAAGACCTTGTAGTCATCGATGTCGCCCAGAGCATCGAGAATAGTCTTCTTCGGGTCTACATCATGGGTCATATTCATATGTGGCATCTAATCGATCTCCATATCATCGCTTCGACAAAGTAGTATTGACCTCATCGCACAGGTCGAAAACTGCGCGAAGGGCTGTGATCTTACCAACTTGGTGCTTGTACTCTGCGTAATCAACGACTGCCGCAGGATTAGTCAGGTTTTCTGACAGCCGGAGAATCTCGGCTTCAACGAGCTTACGGAGCTCGAATTCAAACATATTATTAAAGTTCATCGATAGGTCTCATAGAATAAAATAGGGTGGGCGGCGCGGGGCTCTAGGGGGGAGCGTCCCCACGCCGCCCGAGGGTATTACTTCTTGTGCTTTTGAATCTCCGTCTTTTCGAGACGGCCAAGACCGCTTCCAGCACCGGCATCCATGTCCTTGTAGGAGCGATAGGTGCGACCACCGGCCTTGCGCGGCATCGGAGCAGCGCCCATCGGACCAGCGCCGCCCAGACCACCAGCCGGAGGCATCGGCATCGGAGCCGGAGCAGCAGGCATCGGCGGAGCGCCAGCGCCCTGCGGCGGCACGGCAACCGGGATACCGCCCGGACGCTGCGACATCGGGGGAGCCATCTGATCCTGCGGCTGGCCCTTGCCGGTCGCGATCACGATGTTGATGTTGGTCTTGCCCTTGGCGCGGCCACCCTTGTTCATTTCAAGGCCAGCAAGGCTACCGCCATCCTTCTTTGCAAGGCGACCACCGGTCGGACGAGTGCCCTGATATTCGCCGTCCATGGCCATGCCGCCCGACTTCAGACCCTTCATTGAGTGCTGCTTGTCGTGCTTCTTGTCGAGGCTAGAAGCTTCCCACTTCTTCATCGACATGCCGTGCTTCTTGGCAAGCTTCTTGTCCTGCGCTTCGTCCTTGGCAGAACCCTCCCAAGCGCGGCCACCCGACTTGCGGCGACCCGGAACGATTGGCTTCTTAGCGTCTTCAGCAGCGCTGCGACCCAGAGCCTTAAGCTCATCACGGCCCATCGAGTCCACTTCCTCGGTCCTCGGCATGGTGGAGGCGCTGGGGGTGCTGGTAGGGGTAGGAGCAGGAGGAGTTTTGCGGGTGTTGGCACCACCGAGCCAGCGCTCAGCGCGACCGCCCTTCTTCAAGCCAGCAGCTTTTGCTGCACGGCTCATGGCGGGCGCATTCTTCATGCCGTAGAGATCGCCGCCCATGGCATCCAGCGGACCGCCAGTGTTCTTCTTAGCGCGACCGCCGGTCTTCAGACCACCAACGTGCTTGATGCCTTCGCGATCTTCGTTAGCGTCCTTGACGTTACGGTTGATCAGAGCGTCAATCGTAAGGTGCTTGGGCTTGCTGCGGGCCTTCTTGCCAGCGTGTTTCACAGCATCCTTGCCTTCGTTGGCGACAACCTTGCCGCCCTTCTTGAAGGCTCGACGCGAGATCGGGCGCAGGCCCGTCTTCACACCAGCATTAAGAACTTCTTCAGGACCGTAGTCAGAAGCGTCTACCTTGCCGCTTTCACCCTTGGTGATGCGATGAATTTTGGCCCGCATAGCGCGGCGAGCCTGCCTTGAGAGTTCCGACATACAGTCTCCTGTCTTACCGAGTTACCGGCGAATACGCGCCGAATAGCGTGACGCGCAGCGACACTACTTCTTTTTACTGCCCTTAGCAATCATCATGGCTTTGCGGACCGTGCCGCCCTTTTTGAAGCCGTACTTCTCTTGGTTCTCAAGGCCCATCATTACGCTGTCCAACATGCGCTGGTTAACGGGCTGCATCTGCTTTTGCATTTCATAAAGCTGGCGGCTGGTGTCACGGCCCGCCTTGTCTTCTGAGTAGGGATGAACAACGAAACCCTTTGAGAGATAATCTGGATTTGAAATAATCCGGTCCACCACATCAGGTGTCGCGTAGTGACGCTGGACTGTCGGAACGTCCATAACGTACTCGCCACCAGTATAGGTGGGGTATGTATTGTGCTCAAACTTCCTGACACTCCCCTTCCCCGGCGAAGAAGAGAGCTTAACAATCCGGTGACCAATCTTGTTGCCACCCACGCCAAGAAGCTCAGGATCGGTAATTGCAGCGCGAGTAACGCCTACTTCTGGCAATCCCTTCTTCCGCCAAGCGGCCTTTTCCATGTGCTGGACAATCATCCCGCGATGCTTGCCTGAGAGGTTTCTGGCAAACTCGCTGGCCTCTTTGGCGTTTTCGAGACCGGGCCAATTCTCAAGCGCATCAAGGTGCGCCTGAAACTGCTTTGGCTTGCTGCGGATGTCGTTGGGTAGATGCTTGCCCTCTTTAAGAGACTGGTCAAATTCCCGCAAAACGTCTTTGTCAGCCCCAGAACTAGGGATTTGCGCCATTAGCGCGTCAAACATGTGATGGGCAGAGTCAACGGCGCGAGGGCCCATGGGCGTGAAGATGCCAAAAGCTTCTTTGCCTTGATCCTCGATTTCCTTGATCTTGTTATCAAACGCAGCAGAATGACCTGCTGCGTTGCCCCAAACATAGCCCGGATTAGGTTCCAGCATGAACTTGGTGCCAGCATGGAGGTCTACAGGCCATGCCAACTCCTTGCCGTTGATATGCGTGAGGCGACCAAGGTTGGACAGGTCTCCGCCCATGTTGATGAAGACACCGCCCTTGCCGCGATTGTAGAAGTCTTCCCAAGACCCCTTGATGGGTTTCTTGGGCTTAATGCCCGGAATGTCAGTGATCGTGGGGCGAACATCCCTTGTCGCCATTGACGGGACAATTTGGTGGAAGCTTCCAGTGCCCTTCTCAAAGCCAAGGTGATGCTTAAGCGCACCGGCAATGCTGAGAGCCTTCTTAACACTCTCTGGGTCTTCGCTCAGCGGGCTGTGGATGCGCTTCATGTACTGCTTGAAGCGCTCCGGATCGATCTCCCCGCCGTCAGCATAGCCCTCGACCTCGCCGCCATACGCCTTGACGATGGCATGCGCGTGGACAGGATGCTCCTTGCCGCGCACCGAGATCGAACCGACCTGCGGCCCGAGCTCGACGTTACCCTTGGTGGTGGGGCGCAGGCGCGGCTCAGACGGCGCATCAGGATAACGCGCAAGGTCTACGCCCTTGGGGAAGTGAGCGTGAAGGACGTAGTGGTGCTTGCCGCGATGCTCGACCGACACCAGCGTATTGGTGTTGTCGTGGCCCTCAGGCGTATCCAGCCACTTCCAGCCAGCCTTCTGCTTGAACAGGTTGGTCTTGACCGTAGCGCTGCCGCGCCCCGGGCTGCCGGTCACCTCAGCGGGATCGCGAGAGGCGTTGAAGTACGGCTTGCCGCCTTCGCCAATGCCAATCGAGGCGCTCGACGCACGGTGCCCAGTGACATCCTGCTTGTCGGGCATCGACAGGTACGCGCCACCCGGCATGTCCTCATCCCACATGCGCTGCGGCTTGGGGAAGATCGACATGGGGTTTGCGACCTCATGGCCCTCGACCTCGCCACCCTGAGCATAGGCCACGAAGCCGTTCTTCAGGATGCTTTCACGCATCTTGGGGGTGATTTCGAGTGCAGGAAGAGAATGGCCCTCTTCCCGAATGTTCTCACCAAATTCATCACCCTTGCGGACAGGCACAACAGATTGCGTAAATCTGGCCTCAGGATCGTGCATTTGAGCAAGCTTGAGGAGCGCTTTGGGCAGCATTTTGTCGTAGAATTGGATCATGCCAGCACGGCGCTTGGCTTCCTGCTCTTCGGTGCCGCCGGGATAACGGTCTGCTTGCATGTCGCCGGTAGTCCACGCCAGCTTGTCGTGGCCATGCTTAGCCGCTTCCAGAAGAGCGCGCTTCAGGCCGAGGTTAAGCCACCCCTCAGTTTTACTGATATAAGGCGCATCGCGAACCGAGCTAACGCTACGGCTAATGTCATCCATACTCCTATCGTCAAATTCATCACTTTCGCCCAGCATATCGGCAAGATGATGATGACGAAGGTAGCCTGTGCGTGTCCATTCAGGCATTTTAGCGCGGGCAGTTGATTCAGGAATGCCGAATTCTTCAGCAACCAGAGGTGCTGCGCGCTGCTCAAGATCACGAAGATACTGTTCGTGCTCCTTGGGGCTGTAAGTTCCAGCTTTCTTCGCCTCTTGGCCCCAATCGGACTGCAATTCATCAAGATGCAGGACCTTATCGCCTTCAGCATCTTGGCGATCTTTCATGCGGAGAGACGCTAGAATTGATGGTGTCCCAGCAAAATGCTGCGGCACACCACCAAATAGGTCATCATCACTGTGCTGTAGCAGCACTTCGCGATAGTTTTCACCGCCCGGAAGCGTGTAGCCTTCGTGCTGAGCATCTCCAGCGGGAAGAGACTTGCGCTCTTCAGCGTGTCGCCGCCGCATGGCTAGAAGCTCTTCTTTGCCTTCCGGGCTTCCCTTGTACTTCTGCTCATGCCGCCATCTTTCGCCTGAATGACGGGCATTCATTTCCTCTCGCTTGGCCTTGGTGTCATTACCTTGGAACACCAATTCCTCGATTGGAGTCATATTACGCCAAAAGTGCCTCGCAACCTCATCGCGAGTAACCTGCGGCTTATCAGCAAAGGCGTTGTCGTATTCGGACCACTTAATTTCATCGGGCTTCACGCCCTTGTTGAGCAGCATACCACGAAACTGCTCAGGAGTTCCCCGCTCCTGAGGCAGTCCGGCGGCAGTTACCGCTGCGTGGCTGTACAAACCTAGATTATCCGGCTGGGCATAAGGATGCTGGTCATCAACATCGCCGCCAGCGGCGTAATGCTCAGCATCAGAACCATCCAAACGGTGGAAGATTTCACCGATCCAATGCTCATGCGGCATGATTGCCCCGCCAGAAGCAGCGTGACGCATTGAGCGCATGACATCTTCGTGGGTAGTTTCGTCACCGCCAGCCTGATCCCAGACGGCATGGTGAGCCAAATGCTGGTAATAAGGCGACAGATGCTCCGGAAGCTCCAGCCCCATAGCCTCTTGGCGCGCAGTCAGGCGGTTGACGGCCTCAACACCGCCAGCGCCACCCTTACGGGACAGGAACCGTGTCGCCTCCTTAGTGGGGCGACCGGTGTGCAGAATAATCTGCCGAGCATCGAGTGTCGGCTGGTCACCACGGCCCAGCAGCGAGGCATAAAAGCCAGACTTGGAGGGCCCAATACCGCGAATGCCGCTGGTAAATTCACGCCATTCTGCTGGGTGGCTGGCCTTCAAGCGACCGGCATGGATGAGTTCGGAAACCCTGCTTTCGTTACCCGGCAGATGCGCCGCAGCCCAAGCAAGCGCGTCAGGAATGTCCTTTTCGTGCTTCCCAAACGGGGCCATGACGCGAACAGCGTCTTGGATCGCCCCATGGTGGACCTGTCCCCTTTCGGCAGCGTCAAGATAAGCCTGACCGGCAGGCGTGTGCAGCCATTCGCCAAAAGCGCCTTCCGGTCGGATCATTTCGTCATGGAAATCGGGCAGCGGCAGACCCGCTTGACGCACCTTGTCGGTCTTTGCGGCCCTGCGCTGAATGCTGGAGCGCGTAATGGTGTACGCCTTGATAAGATCGCGGGGTGTCAGGCCCTGCTCAGAAGCCTTGCGCGCAATCTCGTCCATGAAATCGCCAAATTTGAGCACATGCGAAGGGATTTCGCGCATATACCCAAGGTCTGAGCGCACATCTTCCAGCGGTCGCCAGTTCCATTCGGAGATATGAGAGGTCTCCGGGTCCTGATAGGGCTCAACATCGCCCCCAGCAGCATAACCCTTAGGCATAGGCACACCAAATGCCTCATGCATGGCCGGGGAGTGCTCAGGAACGTACTCTTCAGGCGCAGGAACGCCCAGATCAGGCAGTGGAACTCGCGCAAACTTGGGGTCAACGAGGGAGGCAATCGACTTGGCGGTCATGATAGCCTTACGGATTGCTTTTGGGTCCCTCATCACTCACCTCGTTGGAGCAAAATCTCGCGAGCAAGCTTTAGCAGCCTTTCGTGTTGATCTCCATCCACCTTTCCGCCACCGGCATACCCCATGGTGAAAGGGGTAAACCCTTCAAAACCGCTGAAGCCGCCATACCCGCCATAGCTGGCACCCCCACCATAACCGGTTTGGAGGGCAATTTCTGCGGCAGTCGGCATTCTGACAAGCGGTGCGCGGTTAATTGGGTTGGTGAAATTGGTAATTTGCCTCGGATCGGTCGGCCCGGTGACATGAGCGTTCTGAAAATAGTTAAATGCAGGCAAAGCAGGATTTTGAGTAGGTTGAGTCTGGGCGGAAGAGGACAGCTTCCCAGTGGCAGGGGACGAACTGATATATCCTGCCGACACATCAGCAGGATTAGTCCCTACTGGCGTTTGCGTGGACTGAGCGCTGGACGACAGCTTGCCAGAGGCAACAGGATTTGATGTGGTCCCACCCATAAACCCTATTCCTCTTCAAATTTGCGCTCAGACGGCCCAATCAACGGCTGGAGTTCCTTTTCGGCCTCGGGATGCATGACAATATCCCGCGCCAAATTCAACATCGCAATGCGTTCGCGGCTCTGACGGTCCAAATCGCGGTTCTCATCGTCCGCCATGCGCTCTTGATGGCGAATTCCGACCTCACCAGCCTTGGTTTGGGCGTTCATGAGGTCAGCCTGAGCCTTAATGAGTGCTGCCTGACCCTGCTGCGGGTCCAGACCGCCACCCTGTTGCGGCTGCTTGGGCGCAAAGGCCCCAGACTGAATCTTTGCCTGCGTTTCTGCCATGCGCGCTTGTGCTTCGAGCATGCGGGCATCGGCAGTCTTGGTGTCGTTCTGCACCTTGGCAATCGCCTGCACCATTTCTGGCGGCGGGTTCTTCTGAGCCTGCGGCGGAGCCATGAACTGAGATGGGTTTGACCAGCCAATCGCCTGCAATGCAGCCGTATCGATGGCAATCGGGTCATACATCGACGGATTTGCGGCCTGAAGCTGCTTCAGGGCGGTGATCTTCATCACGCGCTGGGCATGCGAGGACGTATTCGGGTCTGCCTGCGGCACCAGATCGTAGTCTTCCAGTGCCTGAAGGAAGGTCTGCTGGTCCCAAGAGTACGAAGGCTTGGCATTACGCTGCCAGAACGACTCCGGATGCTGGCGGAAGCAGTCGCACAGCATCTTAAACTCTTCAGCCTGCGCGGCATGCAGGCGCTTGTGGACCGAATTCTCGATCTTGGTCGCCTGCTCGATCATCGCCAGCGTGGTGCCGACCGGTGCGTCTGCACGGCCCTCACCAACTTGCAATTCAGACGTACCGCCAACGCGCATACCGGTCTGCGCCATGTTATCGACCAACTGCATCAGCGCAGGGCTGGGCGGCTGGTACGGCAGCGGCATAATCGCCTGACTGATTGGCATGCCGCCAGTCTTCACCAGAGCGCCGCCACCGGGCGGCACACGGAAGATGTTGGTGTTCTGACGCGCCCCGGTGTCCGCCATGAGGAAGCCCGGGAAGTTTGAATACATCCCAGCGTCCAGAAGCTCACGCCAAGCAGCCGTAATGGCATTCGTGGTGTTACCAAGAATGTGCAGAAGGCCGATATCGTAGAACCCAAAGCCCGGAACGTAGGTGTACTTCACAAACACCTTGCGGGCGACAGGCAGGTCAGCAACTTCTTCGTCGTAATTGCGCACAATCGACAGGATTTCCTTCGAGGAAACGTCGATAGTCACCCGGTACGGGATTTCGAGGCCCGTGATCTTGCCCTTATGCTTGTGCTCAAGGCCCTTGATGTCCAGTTCGCAGTAGCATTCATAGATTTCGCGGTCGCGATCCAGCGGGTTGGTGCTCTCAGCCGAGATACCCTGCTGGTCCTTCTCTTCGCGCTGCAACGGATCAAGGCGGCGAGCAAGCGCCGTGCCCAGTTCAACGTCACGGTAAACGCCCAAAATCTGCATGCGCTTCACGACCGAAGGGCGCATCATGATGCGGTGGGTGATGCGCTTGGCATTTGACAGGTCAGTCGCGTCATTGTTGACGATCAGGTCGTCAGCGTCCACTGTCTCCGAGACAGGCCGGTTACGCAGCGGGCAGTAGTAGACCTTTTTGAAGGCCGTACCGCCAAAGCCCAGCATCAGCAGCATTCGGTCGGTGTCCGGGTAATATTCGGATGCCGTCGAGGTCAGATAATGGTTGAGATCGCGCTCCAGAGCGTTCGCAATCTGGTCTTCCTCAAGCGTGGCGGTGTTGTCGTCGTTACGAATCTTCACCGGGCCATCGGTCGGCAGCAGTTCAGAGCGGCAATTGGCCTGAAAACGCAGCACAGCCTCAAGCAGCAGGGGGTGGCGGACCTTCGACATGCCCTCAACCGGTGCACCATCGGTAGCACCCTGAAGCGAAGGCACCTCAATCTTCAGGCCAAGCAGCTTCACGCCCTGAGCGCGATTCTCAATCCAGTCTTTACGCGACATGAGGTCGTCATCGATGCCGCGCATCAGGTCTGCGGAGATGCGATTAAGCTCTGCCGGGTCAATTTCATCGACCAGATTGTCGAACCAGTCGCCGCTCGACGCACCCTCAGCGCGCTCCAGCGGGTTATCGTCCAGTGACACCGTGATTGAGCCGTCAGCATGCTCAATTGAGAGCAGATTGCCCTTCTCATCCCGCTCTTCGCGATCCTCAGGCTCCTCAAAGTCAATCTGGATTGGCTCAAGGTCAATCGCGCCAGCTTCGGGAGCGGGCTGGCGGATATTCATGGGGGCGAGACCGGGTTGAGTGGCCATCAGTCGTCCTTCATCTCAGCATCACGAAGGTTCTCCATCTCTTCGACAAAGAGACGCAGGCCCTCTTGCGCGGCAGAATTATCATCCTTTGCGCCCAATGTATAGGTTCGCTCATGGTCATAAGGCGGCTGGCCCCAGACCCTCACCTCGAACTGGCGCTGACCGAGATCATCCACAGTACAAGAAGCCAGAATGCGATCTTCATTGCTCATTTCCCTTCCTCCAAAGTGCGGCGCTTGAGCTCCTCAAGCAGCATTTCACATGCCTCATTAAACTTAAAGGCAGTCTCTGGATGAGAGAGGTCAATCGGGTTCTTGCCCGAGAAGTGGTCGATGTGAGAGTCCACATTGATGTGAAGATCAGGCATTCCTGAGATGTCAGGATGAATAGAAATAAAGGTCATCATAGGATCAAATGTAAAATCAGTCATCTTTTCCTCCATTACGCAGGATAAAGTGGGGCATCCTGCTTGCCCGGATAAACTTTTTGTCGGTCAAGCTCATGAATGCGCTCAGCGGAGCGCGTCAGCAAGCCAATATCACGCAAATGGCGGATGCTCATCGACACAGTATCGACCAAGTCATCGTGTTTACCCTTAGGAAACTGCCCAACTTGGGTAATAACTTCCTCGGCCCACTGCTTGTCGGGCGCGTAAACCATCTTTTCGGCAAACAGGTGCTGCACAGAGTACAGCCGCGCCAGTTTGTCCATGCTCTTGGGGTCAGACAACTGCACGGCAAAGCCCTCGTAGCCGTACAAGCGCCGCAATTCCTGCGACACCGAGATGCCAGCAGCCTTGTTTTCGACCAGCAGCTTGTCAACTTTGAGCGCCTTGCAGGTCTTGGCCACCTTTTCGACCAGATCGTGGAATTCCAGACGCTCCTGCCACGCATGCATCAGCATCAATTTCGGCGCAAATTCGCTGTAGGTGCGGTCAAAATAGACTGGACGGCCCTCAGCGTCCAAAATGCGGTTCGCAACGGAAGTTGCATCAGTCGTGAACACACCCCAGACCGTCAAAGCCGAATAGTCGTTGTTGGTTTTGGTGGTGTAAGCGGTGTCCAAGGACGCGACGATGTAATCCATGGGCGGGAAAGACCGCTCCTCCCAAAGTTGCCACCACTCGCGCTTGATAACGCCGCCCCCGGCAGGCTCAGGACGCTGCTGCAACTGCCCAGCAGCCATGAATGGCCCCAGACTCTTCTCCAGCTTGGCGACTTCTTCCTCGCCAAACCGGTCGGGCCACAGCAAATCGCCCTCGTTCTGGCGCGGGTCTTCCCAGCCAATGCTGGTCACAAACGACCGATCAGCCTCGTAGCGCATCGGCAGGCACAAATGGGTCCAGCCGTCCGCCTCTTTCTCCAAAACGTGGCCCGTCAGGTCATCTTCAGCCAGTCTCTGCTGAATGATGATGTATGCGCCCGTCTTCATGTCATTGAGACGGGTGCTCATGGTCCCGTCCCACCACTCCTTGGTGGCCTCAATGCTGGCCTCGGAGAAGGCTTCGGACGCTGAGTTAGGGTCGTCGCAGACGATGATCGAGCCACCTTCACCCGTCACAGCCGCGCCAACTGACGTAATCAGGCGCTCACCGCCCTGATCATTAGAAAAACGGCTCTTGGTGTTCTGGTCAGAGTTCAACTGGAACCGATCACCCCACAGGCTCTGATACCAAGGGCTCTCGATCAGTCGGCGGCACTTAACAGAGTCGCGCAGCACAAGCTGGTTGGCGTAGGAGGCCATCAGGAACTGCACACCGGGCCCGGACGTAGGCGAGCGCTCAGGCTGCGCCCATGTCCACGCCGGGAACGCCACAGACGTAATGGTGCTCTTACCATGGCGCGGCGGAATATTGATGATCAGCCGCTTGATGTCGCCATCAACCACCGCCTGCAAATGCTCGGCCACAGCCTCAATCGGCCAGCCATCGCGCCAAGGGCTGGCATCGATGTACTTCCAAGCATTGGTCAGGAACAGGTAAAGGCTTTCCTCGCAGTCAACCCGGTCCAGCGCCTGCAATTGCCGCTCAAGGTCCAGACTGGCCAGAAGGTCGAGGTCGTTCATACCTTCACCAAATCATCAAACATCTGCTGCAAATACTCGTCGCTCTTCTGCCTCGCGCCAATGAAACGCTCACAGCTTTCCGGGCACTCCACCCGCTCACCGCAGGTGCAACGCATCCAGCCAAGGGGAACGACCGCCCGCATATAATCCTCAGTCGGGTCGCTCACTGTACTCGGCCTCCACAATCTGGTGCTCAATCTGCTGCTGACCACCAGCAGCCAGCTTCATCGCGCTGGTCAAAATCTCCCTCAGCGCATCGCGCTGATCAGGGTTAAGTAGGCTTGGGTCAATCGTCCTCGTCTGGTGGTCAATCTGCAATGGCTTACCGTCAGGGCCAGTAAGCTCGACAGACTTCTTCTCCTTGTAATCTTCCCCGCCAAGCTTGCTCAGCAGAAAGATACCAGCCTGCACCGTGTTCTTGTGCTTCTCGTTGCGCGCAATGTTGTACAGATTCGTCTGAATATCAGACATCATCACATGCCGCGCCGACTCCAGTTCTTCCTTGTAATGACTGCGCAGCGTCTCAAGGCTAATCCCAATAACCTTGGCAGTCGCCTCTTGGCTCAGACCAAGCCCCGCCGCATACATTACGCCCTGACGGCTCTTGGCCGTTGGAACATGCGCGCCAGTCCTAATCGTCTTACCGCGATCAGCCAGCAGCGCACGGAATGGCGACACCGTATACTCATTCTCATTCGGGTCGCCCGGAATGACCGTGACTTCCTTGTCAGTCTCCAGCTTTTCCGGGGTGTCATTGATTTGATCCGCACCCTCAGGCAGCGGGCTATGCGCCTTCTTCTTGGCCCGCGCTGCGTTCTTTCGCACCATCAATGTCGTTGGACGCTTGGCCATCAATAAATACCCAAATCAAATAAGATTGGGCCAATCTAATCGCTTTGGCCAATTCGGGCAAGATGCGCGTGTAAAAGGGGCGGGTGCCGTCCTTTTTCTGGGTACCCCCGGGGGTCTTTTATTTCAAGAGGGGGGTGGGGGTCTTCCCGTGAGCCAGCTTGCTGTCAGGAAAAAGGCGACCCGCCGGGTGAGCAGCGGATCGCCTTAGGACAAGGAGCAAACTTGACCGTGGATGTCCGTATACGTCCGTCAGTGCGTAGACAAGCTAAATCGCATATGCGCTTTTGGGTGGGTGGGCTAAATCGCATGTGCGGATGTGGGCTGGTGTGCGGGTGCGCTTTTGGGTGGGTGGGCTAAATCGCATATGCGGATGTGGGGTTTATGCCGATTGCGCAGAATGTAACCCCCTATGGGACCCATTGTCTTGAGAAAAGGGGGGTATAGGGGTGTCTTGCTGTACTAAAACGGTCTCACACCACAGAACAGCAGACTGCCTTCGGCAGACGCACCTGTTGGCTGTCAGCCTGTCGGCTGACGGGCGCGGCGCGCCCGGGGCGCGGGGCGGTCAGCCCACGCGCTCCCAGCCCCATTGCCTGAGGTTCAGGTGCAGCGAGTGGCGCTGGCACCAGCGGTCGCGCCAGACTGCCTGCGTCCTGCGCAGGCCCGTCCAGTCATAGCGAACGCCATCATGGGAGATGGCCCAAGCGTGGTAGGTCATGCCGCAAGCTCATCGATCAGATGATCGGCTGTGCGCCCATCGCGGAAGTAGAACGGCTCACGCCCGTCCGCGAAGCTGATGCGGACGAAGCGATTGAGCTTGTCGCCCTTGGTGGTGCGCAGTGCGTGGGTGCGGGCATCCGCGAACCAGCGGAAGGCGGCGAGGTCATCCCAGTCGGTCGGGGTGACCATGCACTGGATGCTGACGGTGTAGCGCAGCCCGTTCATGATGCGAACTCCCCTGCGGCATAGATCGTGATCAGCGGCTCACCCTCATCAGGATAGCGGTCATCGAACACCCGATACTCACCACCGTCCAGCTTGCTGAGGGCCATGGCTGCGTCGAGCGCATCGATGCCCATCTCGAAGTGGGCAACGGTATGCCAGCGATGGGTCGCGGTGCACTTGCGTTCTAATAATACCTGCATGTCACTTGCTCCTTGTTGACACCCAACACCTAGGGCAGATCGCCCTACCGGTCAACAACAAACAGCAACCATAATGGCAGTATCATTAGGGCATATTACCCTCATTATGGATGCGATTAGATGTAGACTAGGGCGAGATGCCCTATTAAAAGGGGGCATCAACCAAGCAAGGAACTACTGACATGACCGTTATCGCAATCGACTACCGCAGCGGGATCGTCACCTATCAGGTCGGTGACCTGATCATCCCGGTGCAGGAAGACTGGGACATCATCCCGACCCTGCGGATCGGGCAGACCGCTTAATCAATAACCCGGGGGCTTCGGCCCCCACCACCCAAGGAGCAAGACCATGACCACCATCGCCCAAGCCATCGCCCCGTTCATCACCGAAGCCAATGCCGCAGAGCTCATGGCCCAGACCGACCGCTACCTGTGGATCGAGCACAACATCATAGATCAGGCTGACCTGCCGCCCAGCGAAGCGCTGGTCGATTGGATCGAGGATCGCCTGATCGAACTGATCGACTAGGGCGATCAACCCTAGCTCATTAATCAGATTTCCTCATGTACGATTTATCTAGACTAGGGCGAGGCCCCCTATTAAAAGGGGGCATCAACCAACAAGGAGCAAGCCAATGACCACCACCAACGACATCTACCAGCAGGTCACCGACCGGATCGTCGCCTCCTTAGAGCAGGGCACCGCGCCTTGGCTCAAGCCTTGGGCCGCGAACAAGTGCGGCGCGGTCGGCCCGTACAATGCCGCCACCGGTCGCCCGTACAACGGCATCAACTGGCTGGTGCTGGGCGAGGGCGGCTGGCTCACCTTCAAGCAGGCCAAGGAACTGGGCGGCAGCGTCCGCAAGGGCGAAAAGGGCACGGCCATCGTGTTCTGGTCCTTCCCCAAGATCAAGGACGCTGAGACCGGCGAGGAAAAGGTCGTGCCGTTCGCCAAGGGCTACACGGTGTTCGCCGTCGAGCAGTGCGAGGGCCTCGACGAAGCCAAGCTCAAGGCACCCGCGCCTGTCACCCGTGGCAACACCAACATCAACGTGCTGGCTGCTCAGGCCGGTGCCCGGGTGATCCATGGCGGCACCAGCGCTTGCTACTCGCCCACCTTCGACAGCATCACCATGCCCAGCGCTGATGCCTTCGAGAGCGCGGACGCATACGCTGGCACCCTCGCCCATGAGCTCGTTCACTGGACTGGCCATCAGTCGCGCTGCGACCGCCAGTTTGGCAAGCGCTTTGGCGATGATGCCTACGCCTTCGAGGAACTGGTCGCTGAGATCGGCAGCGCCTTCGTTTGCGCCCAGACCGGCATCCCGCTCGAAGGGCTCCAGCACGACCGCTATGTGGGCTCTTGGCTCAAGGTCCTGAAGGG